TGTGTAATATTCCTCTGCTGCTTCGTAGCTCTCCATGATTGCGTTTTTAATTGCTTCCATTGCTTCTTTGCTGTTTGTTCTTCTCATTTCTTTTTACCTGTGCTATAATATAGCTACCTTTCTTTTTGATTGGTGGCGGTTCGTTCTTGGTAGGAGTGACCGCCTTTTTATTTTCTGTGCTTCATTTGATACTTGTATTATACAGAAATTAGGCACTAATGTATATTGACAAAATATACAAAATTAAGCACTAATATCATACCGGAAATTGTGTATTATTATTAAGCACTAATTAAGTATTGACAATTAAGCACTAATTATATATAATGTAAGAAAAAATACGGAGGTGTAGAAAGATGGATGAAAACACAAAAGCAGTAAAGAACAGGCAAGCGGTAAAGAAATGCATGAGCAATAAAGACAGAATAAACATTATATTGCCACTTGGAACAATAGAGAGAATCAACTCATACGGACTAAAAACAAGCGCATTTGCTAGGGAGTTAATTCTTGCGGAGCTTGATAAAATGGATAGAATGAAAAAATAATAAATTAAGCACTAAATAAGTATTGACAATTAAGCACTAACTATATATAATGTAATCAGATCAAAGAAATAGAGCAAAGGCGAAAGCCAAGAAAGGAGAAACACCATGAAAAAATATATTGTAAAAGATCGGGGCATTGAATGGAGTTATGACAACAAAGAAAAGGCTGCTAAGAAAGCCGCTGATCTGAACACGGAAGTAACAGAAAAAACCGTGTGGAGATATTACGCCCCATATTATACAAGCGGCACTGCAAACTATCGGGAAATCACGGGTGAAACTTTAATAGACACAATAGAGAAAGGATTTGATCAGATCATAAAAGATTATGATCTTGGCGGCGTTTCAGGCTTGAAATTGAAGTCTGTTAAATTACAAAAGGAAGATGGGTATGCGAATTTAGTTGTAGATTTTATACCACTCGGAAAACTTGGAAAAGAACTTTCAGAGGAAGAAAAGGCAGTAAAAATTGAATGGGTTACAGATGATGAATTCCAGGGCGAATACACTTTTACATTGAACAAATAAAAGGCTAGCGGAGCCGATAAGCTCCGCTATTCTGCATTAAGGAGCAAATAAAAACATGGCTAAAGTTGTAAAAAAATGCGTTGTCTGCGGGAAAGAGTTTTATTGCGAATCATCGCGTGACATTGTGACCTGCTCGAAAGAATGCCGGTTGATACATTTGAGCCAAACACATACGGGGTTAAAGCGCTCCGAAGAGAGCAAGCGCAGGATGTCAGAAACAAGGCGCGCGAATCCGCGAAATACAGAAATACAGCGAAAAGCTACAGAAGCCGCAAAGAACAGTCCGAAATCCGGACGGTTTGAAACAAACAGGGCGGCGATAGATTGGCATTTAGTAAGCCCAGAGGGAGAGCACTTTTATATTCACTCCCTGTCCTTTTGGCTTAGGGAAAATTGCAATAAATATTTTGGAGTAGAGCCGGACAGCAAGCAATTTTTTAATATAATTGCGGGGTTGAGCCGCGTTAAAAGATCGGTTCTTGGGACACTTCCAGAAGGGCAACGCCCCGGATATAGTTATAAAGGTTGGTCAGTGATTCCGACCGAGGATGATAAACAGGATAAATAAAAGATTGGACAAGGGCAGTTTTCCGACTGCCTTTTCTTTTTGCCATGTCCAAAAAATCAACAACGTGTCCGGGCATATCTTACAAAATCTCCGAAAAACCGTAAACAAACTATAAAATTTTTCTTAATTTTTTATAAACAAGGCTAGGCTCATTAGGTCTTTGATAAGTCAAAAAATGATAGAATAGTATCAGTTTTTACAAAAAATCGTCTGACAATCGTATGACATAAGGCGACACAATCGTCTGACGTCGCTTTTTCAGAACTATGTTTCTCTTTCTCTATCTTTTTCTTAATCTTTTAAATTAATAATAATACACTGTATCTAAAGCCTGTAGGTTTATAGTAAGTGTATATCCGCATACGCGCGCGGCGTAAGTATATAATACCACCGTAAAAAATAAAGGCTTGACTTTAAACCCGGAAATAGTGTATACCAAAAGCAGAGAGATTAACAGATTGGAGGTGTGAATATATGCAGGATGTAGAGAGTGTAGATCTTACAAGCCTTATAGTGGATCTAGGTACAGTACAGATATACACATCA